TGCCGTAGTGTCATCACTGGCAGGAACCTCCGACCTGGTACACAGCGCAGTGTGGGATGATGAAGGGAATCTGCGAGGATTTAAAAATGTAGGATTCATGCGTTCAGTAGCTGGTGAAGACGGTTCGCTGACCCTTTTCTCTGACTGGTATGATGCTTCTGGAGCGAAAAAAAAATCTGCAGGTATCAAATTGACAGCAAGTGAAAACGGAAGCAAGCTGCTCTTCGATGCTGACCAAATTAATTTTTTGGGAAAGACTATCATCAACGATAAATTCGTTGTCGATGCAAACGGGAATGTCTCAATGGACGGTTTTAAAGCAACAAACGCAAATATATCAGGAACAGTAACTGCACGACATGGAGAAATCGGACCTTTCTCTATCGGGGAAGACGGCATCTACACGGGAGATTATTCAAAATGGTGGACGGAAGAAAAAGAAAACTTCGTCTATTTGAATTCTTCATCTTTCTTACTGGAACAACAAGTTGGCTATTTCACAGCTGGTGATATAGCGCATCTCAAAGTTGGCTTTGGACGAGGTTCTGATCCAACATCAAAAGGAAATCAAGATGCCTATTGTGCTTCGGCAATGTACATCTATAGAAAAATGAATAGTGGTACCGACCTCTACCGCCCCGCAGCTAAAATTATCTCTGATAACGTTATCAATCGCAACGTTGCTCTCGAACTGCAGGGTGCACTGCGTGTCAAGGGAGGAATAATTGAACATGGGTATTTTATGGAATACACTAAAAAAGGAGATACAAATGTCATCGACTTTAGCTTTGCAACTACGTTCTTATTAAAAAACTCGACAGGCAAAAGAATTCAATTCTTCTATCCTACGCTCTCTGATGCTCGCAAACAGTTTGGAATAACTGACAATTCAGAATCCTTCTGCGTGCCTTTCACTATCCTTCTTGATAAAGAATCTGAACAGATATTCTTCTCATCAACCTGCAAAGCTGCAACACCTACTACGTCAGAGGAAGGAGGACGCATCTATGGGGTAGGAACGATTAGAGAAGATAAATATGCCGTAGGAGTAGGTAATGAAAAATTATACAAATATTATCGTCAAAATGAAGAAGCGTCTGATTCTAAAATTCTCATGAGTTCTTGTGACGTCAAGCGGTTTGCACTTTGTTTCACACCTGCTACAGGTTACTATTGTATACTATTGTCTAACTTTTAAAAATAAAATATGGAAATTAATTTTAAAGAACTTGAAATTAAAAATATTGACGGCACAACCCAAAAAGTCGATATCGCCAAGGAAATGGCAAACGTGTTGTATTACTGCACAAATAGTATCGCAGCCGTCAGTACAGCCTTAGATATATATAAGGTAGGACGCGCTACGCTCGATGCAGAGACAGCAATCGCTGTAAAAGAGGTGCTAAAGAAAAACTTCACGGCTATCGTTCAACTGGCCCTGAACCCTATCCTTGATGAAATTATCAACACAGATGCTGCAACATATTAAACTGAAAATAAGGGCCAGTCAACTTGATAGTAACAAACACTATCGACAAGTAAAGGTGAAGGTCGTTGAAGATACAACACGTACACAAACAGACATGGCACGCGGAAAATATCTACACGACATCGTCTGTCATGCACTCACGCATGTCCAAGGCTGCGAGATTAGCAGTAACGAACGCTTCACTTACACTTTCCCATTTAACTTATAGCTCTATGGATAAACTCTACATCGAAAATAAAACAACAGGGAAGAAACTCACCGCCGACGAGTTTAACAAAATTCCTGATAAGATTAATGACCTCGTTGATGCATTTAACAATGAAGAAGAACGTATAAAGAAGGTTGTGGCAAAGAACCGCCCTTCGCTCGGTCAGCTCACAAACGTAAGCAGTGAGGTGGATAGTCTTACGTCAGAGACGTGCGTCTTGGTGTGGAATGGCGATTCGTGGGTGTCAATGAAGTTATCAGAGCTGGGAATCGGACAAGGCGGTGGCCAGCAGACTATTCTCTATTATCTTCGTGCTGTAAATCAGTCGCAATCCCTCACGCTCTCAGCTTCTAAGTCTTCGGGTGAGTGTCCAATCAAGTTTATGTTTGTTTCACGCACTAAGGATGTGGGACAGACCGAGTACATCGATACAGGTGAGTGGGGAACATATGAGATCTTCGCCAAGGCCGGCGACGGAACTTTCGTAAGTAAGGCGCGTGGTCGATGCCAGTCAAATACCGTCACAACGGTCGACGTATTCAAGTTCCTTGAATCAGGCCAGAACAACATCATGGTGAAGATTACAGGGGAGGTGACGGGGCAGACCTCTCCGGCGCTGGTCTATTCAATCACACTGTCTGCACTCTTCCTTTCTATCTCTGAGTTCAACTGGTGGAAAGCTTATCAAGGTGATATTGTGCTGCCGTGTTACATCAGTGGTAATATCTCAAAGACGCTACACGTGAAGATTACAGGGGAGGACTACGAGCAGACATACGAGCGTCAATTCGGTACAGCGACCTATACTTCTTCTCCTGTTGCTTACACCGTTCCTTTCACAAACAAGACGGGCATCTTCCATCTTTCTGCGTGGCTATCCAACGAAGATGGAACTGTGCAGACATCGCCCGTAGGCTACGACTTTATGGCGGTGGCGAACAATGACGACGTGAAACTTATTGTTATCAATAACAAAGCAGAGAAACTCCTGAACTGGTACGAGAATAAAGTGCTGGAGTATGCCGTATATGACGGCAAAGCAGTTACAACGCCTATTTCTATTGCATTGAAGAAAGACGGAGAAGTATTACAGGAGAATGTATCCGAGAACACGCTGACACAGACAAAGATGCAGTACACGCTTTCTCTTGAAGTCGAGACGATTGACAACTCTGACTTCACGGCGATGATTGTATTCCGTACGCATCCGAAAGACGAGATGCTACTGCGTGAAGCCATTCCTTTCCCTGTTGACAACTCGCAGGGGTACGCTGCTACAGCTGGAGCAGTGTTCTACTTCAATGCCAAGAACCGCAACAACACCGATACCGACCGCGCCGTTATCCGCAATCTTATCAATGCGGAACATATTGGTGCTGAGTGGCAAAACGTGGCTTTCTCACGTGATGGCTGGGTAACAGATGATGAGGGTGCACGAACATTGCGACTGCTTGCTGGTTCACGGCTTACAATTGATTACAAGCCTTTCTCTAAGGAGGCTGCGCAGAGCGGTAAGACAATAGAAATTGACTATCAGATTAACAATACTTCTGATTACAATGCAGAGTGTATCTCTATCGCTATGCCGTATCAGAAGGGTTATATCGGTTTGAAGGTGAAGCCGTCCTCTATTATGTTCGCAACCCGAAGCGAGCGTAACGCTGATGTACAGGCTATGAGCACTGACGATAGTGTACGTATTCGCCTGGCATTGGTAATTTCTCCTAAGAAGTACACCTATGTACTCAATGGCAATACTTACTACTTGAATCTTGTCTATCTCTATATTGACGGTGTGGAAGCTCGTAAGTTTGCTTACTTGCTTACCGATTCAATGCAGTTAAGTACTGGTGGCGGTATCGTTGTCGGCTCTGATAGTGCAGACATCGATCTCTATTCAGTGCGTATCTACGATAGTGCTATGGATGCTGCAAACGTGCACCAGGACTATATCAATGCGCTGTCAACAGTAAGTGAAAAGAGTGCCGAGAAAATGGATAACGACATTTACGACACGCTCGGTACTACGGTTGACTTCGATAAGGTACGTGGCAAGGTAAATGTATTTACATTTGATAAACCGCTCCCGGCGTATGAATATGGTAAATCATACAAGCCTAAAGGCACGCTGGAAATCTATCCGAAAGACGGTAACACCAACCTTAACCGCTTGACGATTACCAACCTCCAGTTGCAAGGTCAGGGAACTTCATCAATGCTCTACTACCTATGGAATTGGAAGGCAAAAGTAGCTAAAGACACGACCATCGTCTATGAAGATGGACAAACAGCGCAGAAGAAGTTTGAGCTGTTCAAGAACCTGCCGAAAATATCAAAGCTGACAGGAAAGAAGAACATTGCTTCTTCAATGCAGTTTCACAAGATGGGGTCTGTGAAGTCATTTACTGACCTGTGGAAAGCAGTCGGTCTGACCAATGAGGGAATAGAACAGGATAGCGAAGCACGTGTGTCAATATACCAAGAGACCTTCGTGGGCTTCGAAAAGCAGACGGCAGAGGACGGAACTGTGACGTACAAGTTTGTCGGTCTGTTTACGATAGGACCAGACAAGGGCGATGCAGCCACATTCGGATATGATAAAGACCTTTTCCCAGACCTCCTATCTATTGAAGGCTCTGACAACTCGCCACGCTTGACACTCTATCAAGTGCCTTGGGATAAGCGAAGAATACGCTACAACACGGAGGAAGAAGCGTATCAGTACCAAGTATCTGAACTCTCTTGGGAGAATTGTTGGGACTTGGACTACGCAGATCTTCCTGCTGACGACAAGGCGACAGCAGAAGACGAGACACGTCAGCGAGCAGAGCAGCTTGTAGAGTCGTATATCACTGCTTACAACATCGTATATCAGTGCAATACGTTTATCGAGCCTTTCAATGGCACACTTGAAGAACTGAATGCTGACCCACATTCAACCCATATCGAGTATTGGATAGCAAAGCAGGGTAACCCTAATCAATACAACCTATACTATTACGACAGCTTATATAAGCGTTTCTGCCCGTCAACGCTTGACAGCGGTGTGTCGATTGTTAATCTCCGTCAGCAGCTGGTAGGTGATAAATACGGACTAACCGAGGCGATATTCAACTCGGTTAGTGATGCTGCTCAGCTCAATGAGTTATTCAAGTCCGCACGTATTCAGAAGTTCCGTGCTGAGCAGTCACAGTATTGGGATATCATGGACCTACTTTATCATCAGTTATACGTCGAAACAGTAGCAGCGACCGATAACTGCGCAAAGAACACATACCCTTATAACTTCAATGCAAAATAGATATGGCAAAGAGTAAATGGAAATTTCGTCAGGATGACCTTGATACTATCCTGACAGTAATCAATCAAGGTTTAATGAAGAAGCCCTACTGGGTAGAGTACCACGATACCTATGATGACGGTACGCCTGTATGGAACGGCGAAAAGTCCGTTCTTTGGAACTTAATGGAGCAAGCATACCCAGAGGAGCGTGCGCAGATGATGCGTCGTATGCTTGCGAAGATGGAGGAACTCGGAGGATTGCAAAAGGGTACGCACCAGCAAAAGCTGTTTGCATACTTCGAGAAGTATTACTTCTCTGTGATTGACAATTTCTCATCTATGCTATACAATGAGGATGGTAAACTCTATGAGAAGATGAAACTTGCCATGCTGCAAGGTACATATACGAACGATACCGACCCTCTGGGTCAGTCGCTTGGAGACGGAAAATCACCTGAGGTGGCGTGGGTGAAGAAGCGTATTCAGTACTTGATGAGCAAGTACAGCTTCGGTGATTACGATGCCAAGACAGCGGAAGGTGCAATTACTGTGCGTACATCTGCGCAGGCGGATGCTACAACAAACTCAATCGTTCTGCGCCTGACACCAGCAATGAAGTTATATCCTACGATTGCATACGGTACCACGATTATGCGTGGTGCTCGCACAGATGCAGGTAAGCCGTGCGAGATTGTCGTTGATATTAACGGCACGTCTGACCAGCAGCTATCTGTTAAGTCAGCAGACTACCTGCTCGATATTGGCGATTGGAGTTCGTATGTAATTAACGGTGCGCTCTCTATCATTGGTAAACGACTCAAGCGATTGAAACTGGGTGATGAGAACGAGCAGAACGTGAAGATACTTATATCTTCGCTTACGCTCGGTAACACTACTTCGTTAGAGGAAATTGATGTACAGAATATATCCACGCTCGGAGGTGCGCTCGATATGCGTGCTAACTACCGATTGCGTAAGTTCCTCGCTGGTGGTTCCTCGCTGACAGAAGCACACTTCGCTGATGGTGGTGCGCTGGAAGAAGTCGACTATCCAGCTACCACATCATACATCGAGTTGAAGAACCTCGACAAGCTGACAAATGAGAAGTGCAACACAGAGGCGTGTTCGCCTAACGTAATGAGTTACTTCGTGAGTGGATGTGACAATCTCCAGCCTGTGAAGAAACTCATCGATATCATGGATGCGCAGGTAGGGCAAGTGCCTCACGCTCTGCGCTACGTGCGCTGTGTGGGATTCAATGAAACATTCACGGACGGAAGAACCTTCGATAAGCTTTCTCAGCTTGTAGACGGTACTTACCAAGGCATCGATGCAGAGGGGCAATACGGCAATGACCCATATCCAGTCCTTGACGGCACGATTAACCTCACCACTGGTGCATATCGTGACACTTACGATGCCTTGATGACACACTATCCGAAACTCAAACTGAACATCGCTAAGTGGTGGATTCGCTTCGAAGACCCAGAAGTGAAGCGTATTTGTGTTGAAAACTGGGATAAAGACGGTGATGGAGAACTAAGTATGGAGGAAGCAGCTGCCGTTAGTTCCATCGGGACTA